CCCTACCTCCGCAGCATCCTGCCGTCGTGTTGGGAACAAACGGCGAACACGAGTTATACTAACATCGTGCCCGTCATAATATTCCTTTCCGCAAGACGCCCTGAACTTACCAGTCCAGAAAGACTTGCTCAAGCCAACTTTCGACCCAAAAGTCGTCAGCGCTTGAACGACGGACAGCACATGGTCTACAGGGACAATTAGATCGTCCCCATAGACACGCACCGAGCCGACGAAACGTTTCACGTCCCGTCGGGTAAGTGACGTGTTAAGCGATCTTTGAATCCCCATGAAGATCAATGTCGTAAAGACCATTGCTTCAATAGGGAAGCAAAGTGCTGAACCCATCGACGCAAACTTGGAAAGGCGTATTGTACGCCCACCAGGTAACTCAGCCTTACGGGACCGTGTTGCCCCGACAGCCTCATCTAAGAGAGGCCACCGGTTAAACATAGCCCTTATGAGCTGATTGGAGACACGATCGGAAGCATCACTCAAATCGAGTGTTGCGGTTCGGTTATCAATCGAACCTTGACGAGCCATTTCCTGGTTAGGAATTTGGTCGTCAAATCCAATCAACTGTGAGAGGAGTTCATCCCCCTCATAGTGTCTGAGGAAACTGCCATAAAGCGCCTGCTGCATATACTGCATGCAGGTTGGCTCCATAGCAATTACCCTCGGTGTCTTCAACGTCTTAGGAACCAGAGTAACCTTCACAGGTTGCTCGGAACCGGGTTCGAGGATGGACACCTTACGTAACTCCGGATAAAACCGGTAGTTAGGAATAAGGTACTCAGAAGCAGGAAAAACTGCTTCGAGTCGTCTGGTCCAGGTAGGCTGTTCGTATTTTCTGTTACCAGAAATACCATCAGCTGTAGATCCTGGTCCATGCTTCGGTACGAGGTTTCCGTAAAAGATATCTCTATCCCAACGGGTAAATACCTGCCCGAATAGCAAATTTGACATATGCGTGAACTCAGCAATATCTTTTCCGCTGAGTTCACTGTCAAATTGACGGACATCCTGCTCACACTCGATGTAATTCCGTATCGCTGCAGCTTGGCGCTCTTTCGAGCAATCCATCTGCATCTTACCAAACATCAGCGTTAGCTGACGTAAGGCAAGAATAGAATCGATACAAGGATCATCGAGTAACAAGCCACTACTCCGGTCGAACACACGGTTGAAGAAACCTCCCAAAAATAGGGGGAAACTTCCACCACGTCCCTTTCGGAACGCGGTGTGGATACCGACCTGACCCTGGTCAAGCCATTTTTGGATGGCTTTTCCAAAATCAGGTAGGGTTATCGTTATAAACGACAACCCATCATGTTCGATCCGACGCGAGACGGTATTAATGTCTTGC